GGGGTCAAGGTCGTGGGCGTGGTCATGGGCGGGGTCGAGGTTGGGAGCGGAGTCGTGGGCGGGGTCGAGGTCGTGGGCGGGGTCGTGGTCGTGGTCACGGTCGAGGGTAAGAATCTGAACGTTGCGGGTGTCCCACGTGAGTCGTGGGCATCCCGGAGCGCTCATGCTCCAGCAGGAGGGTAGCACCAATGGATACCAAGAAGCCAATCGTTCCGGTCGAGCTCGATGCCGAGGAATTGGCCTACGCGAATTGCCTGAAGCGCAAGCTGGCCGAAAACGCCGAGACGGGCAAATCGTCATTCCGCGACTTCGATACCGGCTGCGGACACACCATTCGGGTCCACCAAGACGGCCGGGTGGAGCACAGATAAGCGACTTGCCTCTGCGCAGGAATGACTCGTCTTGCGCAGGGTCGGGCTCGCCTTACCTAGCCAAAGGCCCGGAGAGGGTACCACAATGAAAGACTTGTCGATTCCCATGCCCGAGATCACCAATCCGATTTTCAACGAGCAGCAGGAATCCTTCGAGCGCTCTTCCGAAGAGCGGTTGCCTCGGCGGAAGCGAGCTCGCTTGCCCGAAGAGGGCAGGCGGTTCGAAGATCCCTGCCAGGGTTGGGGAACTATCTTCGATGATGGAAGGATCGAGTGGGACTAATCCGCTGCTTACTGCCTAGGCTACACCGAGAAGAGGGTACCGGATGTCAACACCGAGGAAGAGGAAACTGTCGTCCGAATCGGACTCCACTGAGATTCGCTTCTCTCTCCTCGATCTGCCCGACGATCACGAGCTTCTGATCAATCGGCTGGTCGAGGAGCGGCGAAAGGGCGAGGAGACCATGCGGTTGGTTCGATTCGATCGGCTGGCCTTGGCCGAAAAAGAACGGCTGGCCAAATTGAAAGAGTCGCTGGAAAAGCTGATCGATGATTCAAAGTTCGCCGCCTTGAGCAAAATAGAGGGACTATGAAATCACAATTCCAAGAAGCGGAAGTGGAGACGATCGTCCAATCGGATGAGGATACCGCGACCGACACTGGCACCAAGAAGAAGCGCAAGCCAGCCCGGCGCTGGACCAAGAAAGAACCGATGGTTTGCTCCATATGCGGGGAAGAGGACTGCTATCTCGCACCCCGTATCCCACGAAGTCAGTACATCTAAACATCATTCTGCACACTGGCTGCATCTTTGTAGCCAGTCTGGAGCATGATGCTCCGGAGGAGGGTACTCAAAATGTTCCACCCCAAAGAACTGGCCGAGGCCACCCTGCGGAATATGTTCGGGTCAACCCCCGAACGGCGCAATGAGGCCAGAGCGAAATTCGGCAAGTTGGTCGAATGGCATCAGCAGCTGGTTCCCTCGTTCAGCGAGGCAGTCAGAGCATCCAGTTTCCTGTTCAAGTTCAAGCCCTGCCCACATCAGGAGAGCGCCGACCGGCGTACTTGCCTAATCTGCATGATCGTCTGGCTGGACGAGACCTTGGCCGGACTCGAAGCCATGCGGGCAAATCCGATGGTCATCGGAGTTTTCCGGGACCGGCCGGAACCCAAAGACGACGACACATTCCCGCTAGATATGCCTGCGGAAATCCGCAACCTACTGACGATGCTCAAGGGCTTACCCGGCGTGAATGTGCAGGCAGTCAGAATCAGCAAGAAACCAGAGGGAGGAGTGCCCGAAAGTCCGATCAAGCCCAAGGACTATCCCAACTAGTGGACAACGCTCAAAGCCCGTGATATAAACAGCACCTTGCCACCCTGCGCCACTCTCAAGAGGCGCATGGTGGAGGGTGTTACCTCCGAGGAGGATAACGATGTACCAGAAATTGCTCAAGAAGTTGCAGGCTCTGCCTAAAACCGAGCACAAGCTTACCTCTGGCTTCTATGTAGACGACGGAGGCAAGTGCGGCTGCGTTTTGGGAAAACCACTGTCGCAGGCTCTCCGGAAAAAGCTGGCCCCTCTCGCTCTGAACGATGTGGGATACGAGGTTTTCTCCCTGAAAGATGCTCTATTTGGCTGGCCATCTATCCAGAGGACTGTCCAACAGACCTGGCAGCGGTTGGGGCTCTCTCCTAGAGAACTCCACCAGGCTCAAGAACAAAACGACAAGCTCCTGCGCAGGTCCAATGCGCCGGAGGCGAAGAAGAAGCGCTATCGGCTGATGGTCAAGTGGCTCAAGGCCCAGATCGCCGAGGCGGCGAGACTTGACAAGCGGGATAAGGTCGAAGTAAAAGAACAATAGATGGCCAGAGTCAAGATCAATGTCGCTGGGCCGCAGCCAAGATCGAAAGGGGCCACCACCGAGGTTCGGGAGATAGAGATAGAAACCGGCGAGACCGAAACCAGCCAGATCGTCCTCAGCGAGGTAGCGGAATTGACGCATAACGTCTTGCTTTGTTTACAGGCGATCCGGGAGGATGCTCAGGCCTTAGAGGGTAGATTGATCGCAGAGTATCAGCCAATCATCGAGCGAATCATCGCGGCGGCTGAGCTGGGGATCCGGATGCTCACCGGACAGAGGGAGCCACAATGACGAAAGGACAGAAGACTCAATGGCAGCCTCACTCCAAGATTGACGAGACCACTACACCCGGCGGCGAGAGCGTTTGGGATCGCACCTCGTTTACTGACGCAATGGATGCAGCTGGCGAACCGCTTGTATACACCGAAAGAATGCGCACCCCGTTCAAGAAACTCGCTCGGGAGCGATGCGCTTGCGGCCGGGTCAGGCTCCCAATCGCGCAGTGGGGGCAACTGGCCGATGCCATGCGGGAACGAAATGAACCGCTCCATCATCGGCCTGAGCGACTGGGTGGCTGTGGAGATAAGCCCTGGGAACCGGGCGTCGCTTCAGTTGGAAAGCCAGTCAAGCCGGAGAAGTTTACCCTCCGGCAAGCGATCGCCCGAAAGTCATACAATGACGAGTTGAAGCGGGCAGTGCAGATCACCCATTTCGTTGGGGATAACTATCCCGGTGGACACCAAGAGTTAGGGGGAAGCTCACACGCGCCAAGCGCAGCAGTGGACGCACTGCTAGCGGAGGAGCTCCACGAGCACCGGCTACTTAAGCCGGAGGTTGCCGGGGTAGTGACCGGCCCCCCTATTTCAATTTCCCCGGTCCCGATTTCGGGTAACCAGAATTCCGCGCCAGCCGAAGCTGGTGCCCCTGCGCCAGACGCGGAGGGAGCGTCTGGGGGAGAGGCCCCCAGACCGCCGGGGAAGATGTCTCGGCAGGAGAGTGCCCAACTGGCAGCAACTGCCCGATGGGTGAAATGGTATAATGAGAAGGAAAAGAAAGAAAAGGAGGTGAAAAGGAGAATGGATCAGAACATCGTAACTACTCAGCACATCGCAGAAGAAGCGAAACGGTCCAACACCAGTGTCTTGGCGCATGCCAAGCTACTGGAAATCAAGCCCACCGGCAAGATTCAAGTAGGCAAAGGCCGGCGCCTGACCTGGAACCGAGAGGACGCCCAGAGAATCATCGCCAGTCTGGCTAAGGCGATCATCAAAAACGCGAATCGGAAGTATCTCGCTAAGAGCTACCGACCGCGCAAGCGGCAGTCCGTAGAACCGACGGCAAACTTGGTCAACGCACTTCAGCAGAAGCCGGAGCAGAAAGAGCAGGCCCCGATCGGCAAGTGGCTTAAACTGCAAATGGAACAGGCCGGAATTACCTACTGTCTGTACCAGAAGGATAACGGAATCATCATTCGGCGCCAAGTGGTGACCGAAGAAGAGGAGAAGTATGAGTAGCAAACAAAGTCAACAGCAAGCCTTGGCCGTGATTCGCTCGTATCACATAAAGGCCACTAAGGTCCAAGATGCAGAGCGGGAGATTTATCTAGACGTTACCCAGCGCTTCATTCACGGAGCTTCGGTCACTCCGGACCAGTGCCCACTCGCGCGAACCTGCAAAACGGAGATGGAACTGGATGGAGCGCTGATCTCCCGAGGAGTCTGCTACACCATCCGCAATGGACTGGCTGAGCGCTACGTTCCAGCCGGGATCACCCGAGACATGCTCCGCCAATTCGACAAGACCGGCAAGTTTATTCCTGGCATCTACCGACTGAGCGTTCCCCCACCCTCCCAGACCCTCGGAGCACGGAGCAAGCGAAAGCAGCCTATTTCTCGAAGCAAAGGAAATCACCCCCCTAAGCCGCGAACTTACTTGGTCCCTGGAGAGCGGATTCGGCTGGGACATAAGGCTAAGGCCGCTGTTGCACAATAAACCAGCCCGGATGGTCGAGGTCAGAGACGAAGAGCAAACGGCCGCCGAACAGGCAGTCGATCACCCAGATTGCCTCCGCTTCGTCCGGAAAGGGCTTACGCTTCCTGCCCATGTACGAGAAGATGGCAGTGGTGCGGCAGCGAGGGATGGTGTCAGCGAAGAAGGGCCGGCTATCCGGATGGAAACGGTCACTCGACATGGAGGAAGAATTTAGCATGGAAAACGAGAAGAAGGCACTCAACAATGATCCAGATGCCGGGCTGAACATGACGCCCGAGGAATGGGCCGAGGCGTTGGCTGAGGATCCATCGTGCATCAAGACTTACTTGACCGCCGCCTACGCGCGAGGGCTGTGCGCTCGCGCTTCCTCCGGATTTGACCTGGTGAAGCTGCTAAGAGAGGTGCGAGATCATCTTATCGGCAGGGCGCAGTGTGACGATTCTTGCGAGACGCTGCTTAGTGTCGACGCCGCTCTCGCCGCCCTGGACCTTTCCGGGAAACAAGAGGAGGCAAAATGACTACTTTCGAGGAGTTGGTAGCGGAGCGGCTCGGCCGCGAGGCGCGCATTCAACGGGTAATCAAACTAAACGCAGTCTGCGCCTACCGGGTGGAATTCAAGGACGATGATGGCGCCGATCCGCTGCTGATTTCATGGGATGACCTGCAAGGAGCCGGTATTCCAGATGCGGATCTAGCAAGCTTGATGGCCACCCGCGAATGCGATAACTGCGGTCAGCAGAAGCCAATCGAGGAGATGCAGACCGTCTTTCTGCCAGGTACCGGGGAAACGTATCAGTGTGAGCAGTGTCGAGGAATTACTCCTCGTCCAGATCGGGAGAGGGAGGAGTAGGCTGCCTCCGTAGCCGCTCTCTCTCCAAGATACTCCGCCACAGCTCCGGAGCCTTGGAGATCAGCATGTGCAGGTACACTACATAATTCCGCTTTCCCTGTCGATCTAACACCATCCGCTTGCGCTTCAGCAGGCCCCGGAGTCGGGCAGTAGGAAGCCCGCTCATCTCGGAGAGCTCGGAGATGGTGTACTGCGACTGCAGTTGAGCTTGGTCTCTATGCCGTTGGCGGATGGAGCGTCTAATCATCTAACGCACCGCAGCAAAATACTCCAGTGCCTTCCCATACAGACGTTCGGCCTGATCCCGGAGTTGCCGCAGAAGCCGCTTGTCGGCCTTGCTGAGCGATTTCCGGGTGGCCCTGGCCGCCAACATGGCCAGCCAGTCCAGAAGCGTCAGCGGAGCTCCTGCGGCCTCGTAGGAGGCCTTGGCAACGGGGAGGTGGGCGTACAAGACTCCCCGAGGCCCGATCCCCCGCAGCCGGTGCTCGTCGCGGTGGGCGAGGACCAGTATAGTCAGGGGATCGTCTGGCACCTGCATCAGCCTCCGTTCAATCATTCTGGCCCGACGGATGGCCCGGAGCTGTTTGGGCCGTAGGGCTACTCCGTCGGGACCAACTACCTGAAGACCGCTTTCCAGGGCGCGCTCTATGGCTCCCTGGTTACTGCGTAGGCCAGCCTGCTCCGCCCGAGATTCCACAAAATACCACTCCAAATCGGCAGAGGCTTGCCGGTCGAAACCGTCAGGTAGCGGGAGTGGAAGCCCCATTTCGCTTGGCTCCCTTCCGTGGCTTCCAGGTTTTCTCCTTGATTCCTTCCCGACGTGCCTTGTAGTAGTGATACCGGCAGAGTTTCCGGGAAAGAATAGGCTCTCCATCTCCCTCGCTGCAAAGTGTGTTCTGCTCTCCAGGGGTTGACTTGAGGCCCCGTTTGTGGACGATCCCGCCCTCAGGAGTTCCCTCGACCCTGTGCCTGGATAGGACTGCCTCAATCGCTGCCGCCAACCCGGTCAACATCCTTACGCTTCTCTCGATCTCGTTCATTTTGTCCTCAGTAAAACGCTAATCTCCACTCGGGGAGAGGCAGCATCGACAAAGCGCCGATAGCGAACTTCGTCAACCTGCCGATCGTTCTTGTACAGGCAGCCCTCCATCGCGTCAAGTACCAGTTTCAACGGGCCATCTGAATCCGGACGGTTGTCTCTGAAATAGAAGTCTACCCCAACAAAATAACGCCGATCGAGAGGCCAACCCTTCGGTCTCGCCAGCGTCGCCTTCAAGGAAACCATCTCCTTGAAGGACTTCGCCGCCGCCGACAAGTACATCCGAGCGAAGTTTCCGATCTTGGCCTTGGTTAGCCTATAGGCCATGTTGGTGGAGATGGGGGTGGCCTGAACGGTGAAGGCGACCCGGGCGGGTTCGGAAGTGAGTGAAATCATGGTGTCTCTCATTTACGATACTCGAATCTCGCTGGCGCTCCCACCAGCTTAGTCGCTGCCCGTTTCCAAGCGGGCTTGGTCCTTTCGTGATAGCGACAGAAGCCGTCGTCAAATTCCGCAGGAAAGTCACAACGATGCGCGCAGTCCGAGCACCCATGATGACGGGGGGCACTGCACCTTATGGCCGGATCATATCTCTTCATGGAAAGCAGCCTTTCTCAGAGGATGACGCGGAAGGACTTGACGGCGTCGATCGGAGATCGGGTATAATGAAGATGCTGCAAGCGAGCCACAAGTGGCGAACTTGCCGGATACGTTACCAAGGTAGAGTACTTGGGCCGTTGGTCGCATTGGCCAGAAGACCGGCCACGAAATCGCTCTGCCTTGCTCATCACGATCTAGGGGTACTGCTTTCATCTTCTGCTCTCTTCGTCCTTTCTTGCCAAGCCTCTTCTTCTTGGTCCCGTTATGCTATATACCCCCTCCTTAGACCACTTCCAAGACTTTAGTCTCGATTCCGTTCTGGTTCATGACTTTTACCATCCGGGTACATTCCTTAGCGCAGCGCTCCAGGGCCTTCTTCTGGCTGTCGTAGCCCCCATCATCGAGGAACTTCTCATCCACCACTTCTCCATTGGGGTTGAACACCTTGCAGACGACGTACCACTTGTTGCTGCTCTTGCGCTTGCCTACCCCCATTTCGTAGGTGAAGCCTTCAAGGTTCTCCCACTTGTTCATGTTCTTCTCCTTGTCAGTTAAGAGAGCGCGGACCAGAGTCTTTGATGGCTTGATCAAACTCATCCCAGCGCTCTGATTCCCATGATCTGCCTGGATGCTTTTCCATCTCGTGGAGGAAGATCCGGCAGGTGGCTCGGAGTCGCAGGTAGCGCCGCTTCCAGGTCAACATAGCTGACCAGAAGTGGATTAGAGTCAATGCAAAAGCTAGCCAGAGGGACGCCACCATCAGCCAGATCATCTTCTGCACCTCTCGCAGTAGAACAGCATAGAGCGTCCGGCGGCAACCAGATAAACTCTGTACTTTTCGTGTAAGACCCAGCACTTCACTCTCCGGAACAGGCGCATCTTGACAGCCTCCTTGGCTTCATGTATAACACCCCTACGGTGTGCTTGATCAGAGAGAAAAGGTCAAGTGGATAGGAGGGTAGGTGAACCGATCAGAGCAGATCAACGAGCTCGCTGCCGCCTTGGCCAAGGCCCAGGCCAAGATCAAGGTAGCTCCCAAGGCCAGTGTGGCCAACGTGGCTTCCCAGCGAACCGGCAAGACCTATCAGTACCACTATTCTACCTTGGCCGATGTCTGGGAGGTTTGCCGGGTGCCCCTCTCCGACAATGGTCTGGCGATCGTGCAGACGGTGATCGCCGAGGGCAATCGGGTAACCATTTTCACTTTGCTCGCTCATGCCAGTGGGCAGTGGATCGAGGAGGGCTTGACCCTCACTGCAGCAGAGATCACTCCCCAGGCCATCGGCAGTGCCATCACCTACGGTCGCCGCTATGCGCTGGGAGCGATGGTCGGAGTTGTCTCGGACGAAGATGACGACGGTGAAGCGGCTTCGTTCCGCCGCCGGAATGGCAATAGCAAGTTGGAGGCTGCGGCTGGCGCGCGGACCAGCGCTAGCGAGATTCCTTGGGGACGTACCCGGGACTCGGTAGTGAGTACGGCCGGAAGCGAGGTACCTCGTGAATCCGGCCAGCCTCCTCTTGACTTCTCGGCGGGGGATGGAGGTGAGGGTTCCGTACCCTCCTCCCTCCCTCCGGTGCCTCCGCCGGGAAGGTTTGATCAGATCGGTTTCCTAGAAAGGGCCAAGGCTGCGCAGACCTATCAGGAGCAGCTGAAACTAACTAGGGAATTATATCTGGCAGTCGGCAAACAGCAGCTGACGATGACCGAGGCGGAGCAGCTGCGCCGCAAGGTCCAGGAGAAGAGAGAATAAGATGAATGCGACCGTTAAGAAGGGATGGCTGCTGGACAGGCTGGCCACTAATCGCACTGCCCATCGGGGGCTTTTTGAGAAAGCTCTAGATGGCTTCTATAAGACAACTCTCCGGCGCTTCGAAAAGAACATTGAGTTAATCCGGAAGAATAAGATGCCCGAGACCTCTTTTCTCATTGCCATCCCACAAGACAAGACCGAGGAATATGATCGGGCCATTGAGATGGTGAAGGCCAACATCGAGGAGAACATCGAGTTGTCCGAGGCAGATTATATCCACTTGGTGTTGGATAAGTGGGCTTGGAGCCAGGCGGTGAATTACACGAATTCTACTTACGCATCTGGCAGCACTCCGGAGGCATAGTTTATGACCAAGCAGATCGAAGTGGACATTACGATTAAGGTGCTTTGCGATACCCGCGCCCTGCTGGAACAAGGCTGGTGCCAAGGTGCCGCACGGCGATTATGCTCCGATGGCAGTATGGCTTATTGTGTGGGCGGAGCATTACACGTCGCTTTGGGTGGCTACGATAGCAAATCCAAGCTAGACTATGTGCGAATTAGCAATATAGTTGCCAGAGCGGCATTACCGTTCGGAACCATCCATGATATACCCGGATGGAATGACGATCCTGGGCGCACCAAAAAAGAGGTACTGGCGGTGATGGATAAGGCCATCGCGCTCAGTCTTGGCTTGCCGGAATCGGATCCGGCCGCATAAGGGAGGATGAAATGAAACTGACGGGAACCAAGATCCGCGAGGCGATTTCCATCTGGACTGTCCGTAAGGAGGCGGCTGAGAAGACCTTCAAGGATTCCCTGATGGCCTTCTCCGACGAGCAGAAGAATCCTGCTCGGGAAGCTACCGCCTTGCAGGTGGCCGAGCTCTCTATTGCCCATTTGCAGGCCCTACAGTCATTATACAATACTCGGGTATTGGCAGAGGCGCTCTCGGAGAGCCGGACTTTAGGCTTCTGGGTGAAGGCCTTGGGGGTCTACGAACGGGAAACGGCTTTGTGGAAGGGCGCCCTGAGCGCCGGAGAGAGGCAAAGGACGTGGGGTGGAGAGCCATCCGGCGTCCGGAAAAAGGACGAGGAGTGGCCGCATCCGACCATGAAGCCGGCTGACATCGCCAAAGAGGCTACCGCGGCGATGCGGCGGGCTACCGAGATCCGCTCGGCGATCGCCAGAGCCAACCAAAAGGAAATCGAACTTGATGTGGAGGCGAGCTACTTCGAATAGGGAAGAGATGGGAATTGAAACCAGTTTGGGGCTCGCCCGGGTTGATAGACCGGGTAAGTCCCCGCAGAGGGAGAAAGGGTAACCAACGCCGGTGAGCCGGCTCCGGGTGAAATATTCCCAACCGGCCGTAGGAGCGAGGAGAGTATGCCTGTTTTGCGACTGTCATTAACGGCGACTGCAAGGCTTTTCTCCAACCCTATGGCACCTTCGGAGCTTATTCCTTACCCCTTTCCCTTTGCGTCATCTTGCGGGAGGAACGGTTTCCAGCCAGGCCTCATAAGCCAGGCCCTAGTGGTTCAACTCCACTTCCCGCGACCAGGGCCAAGGCTGCGCAGACCTATCAGGAGCAGCGGCCCTGGGCCGAAGCACAGTGCAGCAGGCCGGCTAAGTAGCCCACCGGGCGCGGCCCGTGCTTGGTGGGAGTTTTCCTGGAAGGCAGGAGGGTAGTAACGATGGTCCCACGCGATAAAGGAGTATTACCCTCTGCGTCTCACTTGGATCGAGTAAAGCATTGTCCGGCCAGCCATGCCTTGCCTTGGACGCGGCGGGTTACGGCGGCCTCGGAGAGAGGAGATATCGTTCATGCGTATGTTCTACGTAACGCCCGGCAGGAGCCGTTTAAGGCGCCGGAAGAGCATCGTGTATACTTGGATTCGATTGATCTGGAAGCTATTCCCGAAGGCGAATACGAAGCTGGTCTCGCCTATAACGTCAAAACCGGACTAGCCAGACGGGTGGTCAGCCAACTGGCAGCAGACGAAATCGCCGGATCTCCGGATATCATGGGCCTTCGGACTATCGATGGAGTACGTTATGCTTACGTGGGAGATTTGAAGACAGGCTTGGGGCATCATGTTCCCCCGGTAGCCGACTGCCTACAGGTCCGCTTCTACGCTTTGGCCGCTGCTCGGATAATGGAGACCGATCGGGCGATCGCAGAGGTGATTCGGATCGGCGAGACCGGCAGGGTGACCACGGAATCGGTCGTTCTGGATAACTGGCATCTGGATGCCATTGCCTTGGAGCTCGCCGACATCGTTCGGGCGGTGGAGAAGGCGGTAGCAGTGGTTTCTGGAGGTGGCTCCCCCCTTGTTGCCACCGGACTCCACTGTAAGTTTTGTCCGGCCTTCTCTGCCTGCCCGGAGCAGCGTACTCTGGCGGTCCTGATGGGCCAGAATGGCCAGGCCCTGGAGAAGGAGATTATGACCTTCCTTACCCCGAAGACGGCCAAGGCTGCTTACTTGCGGACCGTTCAGGTATTGGAGATCGCTAACCGGGTGAAGAACGCCGTCTATGGCTTTGCCCGGGAGAACCCCATCGACCTGGGCGATGGCTTGATCTTGGGGCCAATGACCGTTAAGCGCCAAGCCCTCGACGGAGAAGTGACCCACAAGTTCTTGACTGAATTGTACGGGAGGGATGGCGCCGATTCCGCCGTGGAAATGAAGGCTACCCAGACTGGAATTCGGAGAATGTTAAAAAGCTGTGGAAAACCCATCGCCGCCGGTTTGAGAGAAATCATGGGGGCTCTACGGAGCAAGGGGGGGATCACGGAGCGGCGCTATGAGAGGGTAGACGTTCATCGGATTCAGGCCAAAGAATTAGAGGAGCATGAGGAGTGAACAAAGGAGGAAACGTGTCTAAACTGACGGTATTGTCCGCAGCGGGAGACTTCTCCAAAGACTTCACCCCCGAGGCGTACACTGAGGCGGAGGAGACGTTCAAGGAGTTGGTCGGCTCGAAGGGCTATTTCGCCTACGATGTAGATGAGACCGGCCAAGCTAAAATCACCAGAGACTTCAATCCTAACGCCCAGGAGGTGGTACTTGTCCCCCGCATGGTGGGAGGGTAATCCTATCTACGCGGAGAATCTGGCGGAGGGGCGCGCTCTCCGCCTCCTCCGCAGGTTTCTCTCGGAGGAGCAGCGGGAGATGTTCGATATGAAGGCACGATTCTTTGTGCGAGGAAAGAGGCAAGTGTATCTGTTTGTGGCTGGGAACCATACGATTTATCGGGTAGCTCCCCCGGCGGAAACACAGATAAATACGTCCATTATGTTAATGGAGATGGCTCCGGTCACCCATTCGTTGTGCGTACAGACTGTCGAGCCAGATCCGAGAACGCTACTAGACTACTGCAGAGATCATGGATTTTTGTCGGATGAATGGCTTAGCCTCACTCCCGAACAATTGGCTACTCCTGTATCCTATAGGAGAGTGCCAATTCATGATGAGCTCTTGGCTAATAAACTACTTCTGGAGAATGACGAGGAGCAATTCCATCAAATCGCCATAATTACGGGAATGCAGACATATCGCCCGATCCGTAACCCCTATCCACTCCAATGATGCGCAAGATATTCACCGGCTGGGCAATCTGGGAGAAGGCATTGTTCGTGATGGGTGGATATTGTGCTATCGTCACGATGACTTACCATTTGATACGCACGGTACAAACAGATAAAACTCCGCCCCACATCAGCAGGCCGATTCTCATTGCCCCGCCACCATCACCGCCACTTCCGGAGTGTTGTCTGCCCTTGGAGCAAATGTGGGTAGGCCCCGGTACAAATAACGAGTATCTTCGCAAGATCTGGGGAAATACTATTGCGCATACGCTCTTAGCGCATGAGCGTAAGATCGAGGAGCTGGAGATTCGACTCGGTGCGTTAGAGACCAAGCAAGCGTCTGGCCAATCCCAGCGCCTTCGGCAGCCAGGTGCCACGAGTCAGGACCAGCCAAACACCCACGCCCGCCACTAAGAGGCCCAGGACCCCAAATCCGAGACTCGGCCGGGAGGATGACTCGGAGGTCGCCTTCCCGGCCAGCGTTGCTGTGGACGAGGCTGCGGCGCTGGAATCGGCCTTCTTGGAGGTCTCGGTGGTCACTTGGCCACGTTCGGTCACAACCGTAGTACGCTTGACGAGATGCGCGGGCACCTTAGTAACACGAGTTTTCACCGGCCCAGTGCTATCGCCCAGAGCGTTCGACTCCGCAAACTCCTCCAGGGGATTAAATTCCTCTATTGTAGTCGTGGTTTTAGAGGGCTCTTGGGTCCTGTGGACTTCCGTGTCACCCGAGAAGGTATGGGTATCCCAGGTTTGAGCCTTCTCGTCAACCTGGCTGGCCTCTTGTCGATGACTGGCGCAAGCGCAGAGGAGTAGTAGGATTGCCCACTTCATTTCGGCTCTCCGCTCCGCGAGCTCATCAGCCCGCCCAGACCCACCACTGAGGCCAAGGCCAGTCTACCCAGCCAGTCACGTAGGGTCCAATGGGAAGCTGCTTCCCATCCGGCTGCAGCCACCGTAACTGCCGCTCCGCCCAGCCAGAAAGTAGCCCCCCGCAGCCAGCGTCTGGCCCGATCGGCATCGAAGAGCGCTTCATGAACTAAGGTCTTAAGAAGTGGCCACATATTCTCTCCTAGGGAGTCGTGAAGTGAGCGCAGGCGTTGATGCCCGGATCGGTCGTTCCGCAAGCTGTCGCTACGCTCCAAGTCAGCGTTGTTGCGGCCGGTACCGCCGCTTTTGTTACTGTACAGGCATCAATTCGGCCAGCTGCTGCCGTGGCGCAGTTCGCTCCGGCCGTGCAGGTTAAATAAACATTCCCTGCTCCACAGGTCGTCCCATCGCTGCACAGTTTGGCGACAAAGGTCCCGGTGCCGGCTCCGGCGATGTCGTGAGTAATGGTCGAATCTGCCGTCAGCGTAGATGCATTGGTAGCTACACTTCTGGCAAATGCGGTAGCGCCAGCCAGGTTGGCGGCATTGTAAGCGCAGAAATCATGCTCGGATCCGGCGGAAGCTGGACCGCCATCACAGACCCATATGCCATTGATTCTTTGTGCAAACGCCCCAGTACCACCGCCCGCACAAGGATTCGCAATAGTGCAGTCGGAACAGTAGACGATCGTGCCATTGCCGGGAGTGCCAAGATTAGCTTGAAGTACCACGCCAAGCAGATACCTGCCGATTGAATCGACCGCTCCCACTTTCGTCGGCGAAGCACCTCCACTCCAGAATTGCACTCCTCCGGTTCCGGTGTTGGTTCCGCTGTTGAAAAGAATTCCGCCGCCAGCCTCCGCGTTGTAGAAAGAATTGCCCGATGCGAGCTGTTCCCTGATTAGACCGGTCTGATGCTGAAGGCTCCAGACATTCGCGTTGTCTACCCAGAAGCGCCATTGCGGACTCTCGGTCTTGTCTAAAAAGCTGATGAATCTGTCTTGATCTGCCGTCAGACCAGCGCCCACCCAGAGGTTAGAGGGTACATCCTGCTTGTTATGGATCTGGATCTTGGTTTGGCTGATCACCGGACTCAATACGGTAGCAAAACCGTTGTAGGTGCCGTTATCTGTAATCGGCAGGGTAATACCATTTGTAAATGTCAGATTACGAGTGGAGTTCGCGGTCGCGGTGGCAAGATTGGTAGAAGTCTCGGTTCGCAGCCCGTAAATCTGGGTGTCACGAGCATAATCGAAATTCATCACCGTGCCCCATTGTTCTACGTCGCCGCCAATCACGACATTGCCCACGGCCGGGTTGCCCACCGCCCCTGCGAAGTTGAGCGCGGTCCCGGTACCGTTATTCAGGCCAAGGTAATATCCACCGATCACCCAAGTCGAGTTAGCCGCCGCTCCCCAATAAATTGCGTTTAAACCATGTGACAACCACGGCTGATCAATCTTGCAGCCCGTGAAATTGGTGAAGCCTTCAAGGTCGATGAGCTTCTGCGTATTCGCCGTGGCCAACCCGATCACCCGAGGGCGAGTCAGATTGCATTCTCCGGCGCGGTTAAGCTGTAGGCCAATAGCGGCGGAACCAGCCGTATTGATATTGATCGTTACATCCTGTATAGTAAAGCCGTTGGTATCTCCGGTCGAATCCCCAACCACTACGGCAACCCCTGAGCCAGTATAGTTGATAAATGTGCCGGTCTGCGTTTCTGCATTATAGCTGCCAAACGGAGCGGACCCAATCATGGCCACATTGTACGTGCCGACAGGCACAACGATCTGATTAGCGCCGATATTGATTTGAGCGGACGGCAATATGATTGTCAAGCCACTCTGGTTGATCGTTAAGTTGCTGGCGCACACTTGAGTACCAATGACGGATTCCGCGTGAATGATGCCGCCAGCCCCAACGGCGGCAATCGCGGTAGTTAATTGAGCGCAGAAATCAGATCCAGAAAAGTCCTTGACGCTTATGCTGTCCCTGAGCTTGCTCTCGATGGTACGCGAAGTAGCGCCAGTCCCGCTGGCGGCAAAGCGGCTCTGCTGACCAATATACCGATCGCTGCTGACCGCCACCACCCCGCCGGCCACGATTAGAGCAGCTACCAAACCGCCCAGAAGTGTTTCTCTGCGCATCAGGACATCTCCTCTGGGGCAAGGCCGATTCGCATCATCTGGGCCAGCCGCTGCGCCCTGGGGCCTACCTCTTTGGCCCACTGGCTCTGCAACATCTCGGTAGCGGCATCTCCGAAACTCCCCAACATGATCGAGGCTAAGGTCCGCTCGAAGGTCAGTAACTTGGTAATACCTAGGTTAAAAGCCATATTTGCTAGCACTCGCTGCCGGACATCATCCAGCCTGCGCCACCAAGGAAGTCGCTTATCTAATTCCCCGATCACCTCATCAATATCGTTGTTGAGCAAGTGGTAAGCCTCCTCCCGGGAGATACCCTTATCGGTGAGGTTACGGCCAATGCCGATGGTTATCTTACCAACGCTATCTGTGTAGGGCTTGAGACGGATACCCTCGTCACGGCTCAGTTCGCTGATCAAAAGCGGCACATTCATGCTGTACCTCTACGTGGCGTCGCATCTGGCCATCTCCCGTTGCTCGGCATCTTCGCAGCCCTGTTTACACATATCGCGCGGCCCTGGGTCATCAAGTTCGCCGCAGTGACTATAACAATCACAATGTGCCCTATGCGCTCGATCTCGACACATCTCATGAATCCCGGCGTCGGGCGGGACTGGCGGATCTTCGGACTGCGCTCCCATCATGAGAAGCAAACAAAACCACTTCATCGCTTTTCCTTGCGCCAGAAGCGCCAGGCAAACCAGATTACGAAGCCGATGTAAGCAGCCACTCCGCAGCCTAGGGCGATGAGGAGCAACTTCATGGCCTGCCCCGATGGAGCCAGGCCTCTACCGCAGCCAAAATGGCTCCGATGGCTCCTCCGATCCATCGGATGGCCCGGAGCCCACCTCGAATCTCGCTGATCGTGTCCTGGTTCTGTCGAATAAGCTCCCGATTTGCCTGGGCCATCTGCTCGTGCGTTTCCCGCCATTCGATCAATCGAGCAATGTCGCTGGCATGGAGTCCCAGCTTACCGTTGACTTCAGTCCGCATTTCTGTGATAGATTGTCGGATGAGGGTCAACTCGGCCAGCACCATGGCCATGACTGAGGGCTCGGCAGGCATTCTGTCTATGTTTCGAGGAGGAAAATCATGCGTGCATTAAGCGTATTGTTGCTGTGTGTTGCTTGTGGCGGATCACCCACCGGCAGTGTCCCACCGCCACCTCCACCTCCCCTAGATCCGGGATTTGGCGGAACATGGGTTGGACCGACTAGCGTTGTATTTGAGGGTAATCCACCATCCAGCTATATTGGGCGATTGGATATTTCCGTATCTCGCGATCGTGCTGTTGTTCTTGGCGTATGTCCCGACGGATCCGGTTCCGTCGTTGCTATCGGTACGGGCCAGCATGCTCAATGGGATGGCCAGTTGAGATGTCCACCGATTGCGTTTACGGCCTGTTCCGCTGTAGTCTTTACCTATTTCTCTGGCATTTTAATGCTCAACGGGAATACCCTTACGGCGCAGGGCCTGGGGAGCGCGAGCGGATGCGGCGTGATGCTTAAATTGACAACTACGTTGATAGCTGCACATTGAGGTATGATACTAAGTATTAAATACTCGGCAGGCGTATGTCCTGGCGGTGTTATCTACAACAGATCCGGTGCTCGAGTTGCATAGCCGCATGTTACATGTGTCGGTAGTGACAAAACAACGCGGAATCAAGAAATCCGAAGAAGTGCCGCCTGCGTCCGGTGCTGTCAAAAGACAATCAGATCCGGCGGTAGCACCGGTAAGGGTAAGGGTCTGGCTTACACATTGGGCAGCAATAACCGTCCCGGGCGTAATGCTCATGGTGCCCCGGAAGCTTGCGCTAATCGCCGTGCCGCTGGCGCCGATCTTCGCACCGGCATCTATGGTCATCGGAGCCGTAGCGCCGGTTGCCACACTCCAGATGGCACGGCTGTTCGCAAAATCGAAGAACAGCGCTGAGTTGTCGGTTTGTTTCACCAGCCCGAACTTGTCGGTCCCCTGGTCCTGAAGCATATACCGCGCCTGCTGCGTGGCGCTTGGGGAGCTAACCCACGCGCTTGCGCTGCCGCCGGTCACGGCCGTGACCGCGAATCCGGTCGTCTTCCACTCCGTACTCTTTACCTGGTTGACGGAAAATCCAAAGTCGTTGGTGCCGATCTTATACAGGCCCGAGCCCGCCGCCGATCCGAAATTGAGCCCCGGAGACGTGACGGTTCCGTCGAAGAGCTGCAGGCTAGCCAGCATGGCACCCTTGCCGGATCGGGAAAGAGAGTCAGTCATTTCCGTGGCCAGGTCGTTTAATGTGTTGTTCGCCCAAGCCGAAGAGATAGTGGTGGCAGTGACTACCGGATTGCCCGGGGTAAAAAGCGAGAATGTGCCAGCCGCATTCCGTGAAGCTATCGCCACGCCGGCCGCAGAGAAGAACGCCCCGGCCAAGAGGCCGAGGATGATCGATGGGAGATGTTTCATGGGTTTCCTATTGGACTTCTTGCCCAGCTCCGCGCAGTGCGCCTCGGAGCAAGGCCGGATCCGTCATGGCTCCGGCTTTCTTGAGAACTGCTCCCCCCACCGCCGGAGCAAATTTACGAACCCCCGCAGCGATCATTCCTTTCTTCCCCATCGAGGCGAGAATCACGTCGAGCAGATCCGGCTCTCGCATCGGCATACTACTCAGCTTTTCCCCTGCACTGGTCAGAGCTGCCGAGATCGGTCCTTTCGCTGCAAGCATGGCCTCTGGCAAGGCCGGTCCTACCGAGGCCAACTTAGGATTCATTCCTAGGTACGGATTACCCATTTGATACCTGAGTGGCCCCGGAACTGGACTGCCCATGGCTCCGGCGATCGGCAGAGCTCGCCCAAGAATCGGATGTTCTTGTCTGAACTGACCAAGACGCTGCTCCTGTTCAGCAGAACCAGGCTGCGCTCCCGGAAGGCCTGACAGAAAAGAGGAAATACCACTCGTCACATCTCCGGCATCTTTGTCGAGTAAACCACCGCCCGGGTTGCGACGTTGCTGTTCTTCTTTTGCGTCCCGCGAAAATTGCTGGTAGTTGCTGACAGCCCGCTGCAGCAGTCCCGGCGGTTTGGCTGGAGCTCGGGTCGCCTTGATGTGGGTAGCGATGGCTTGGGCAAGCTCAGTATCTCCGGCGGAATCAGCTTCTGCCAGGTCCTTCATCATCTCCTCTTCGGTCATTGCGGGAGTCCATACTTCTGACGTAGATCAGGTCTGGCCTTACCGGGAGGCTTGGGTACTTCTGCCGGCTTTCCGGACATTTCGCCTTCTAGCTCTCGCATTCCTGTTTCCAAGGCACCTACTCGATTTTGTGCGTCTTGACTAAGTACCTGCCGAATTCCGCGGAACTGGCCCACGGTAATGTCTGGGCTAAATCCTTCCTTGCCGATCTCATGCCGCTGGGAGTCAGTCAGCCGCTGTCCCATGGTGCCACCGCTGACAATCTTGGAATATTCATTACCAACGATCTGCATGGCCAGACCGAACTGAGCCTGAGCAGGACTGCCGGCCAGTTTATTCATCACCCAACGAACCGGAGCGTTGGCCAGCGGAATCCCGGTATCTTCGACCTTCTTGAGAATGCCCTCCGCTACGTCGGCATTGCGCTCAGCCGTATCCTGAAAAGCCTTGACGCTGCGATACTGCGTAGTCAGGACCCGATGGGCATCTACATTACTGGCATACTTTGCCTTATCCTTAGCAAAGTCGATATCCGGATAAAGCTCGGCAGCACGCTGACTCATTGCCTTGAAAATGAGGCCATGGGCGCCGGAGGTGAGCCCAGGGACCGCTGGAACTTGGCCAGTAATCTTCCACTGTTTTGTCAGAGAATCGAGAATGGTGTTGGGGAGTCCCGGAACCCTCTCTGGTTCGCCCCCTGCTCCGCCCTGCGGCGGGGATTGTGGAGCGGCGCCCGGCGCGGCGAGACGAGGGTCTTGCGGGTTTCCGTCCTGCATCGGAGTAGTCGTCGGGATTGCCGCTGCCCCTTGATTGGAGAGGTCTGGCGATAGGGCTCCGGTCGCTCCCGGAAGTGCCGAGGGGGCTCTCTGGGCCCCCCCCTTGGGCGCTAGCTTGGGAACCATGACCTTATTTCCCCAGATGTCAGTTCCGAGGCTTTGCCCACGTTCGGCTTGATCGATCCTCTCTTGGCTTTGTTCTAGTCTGCCTCCGCGATAGCCCATCAGACTGCGCATCATCTCCAATTGACGTTGGTAGTTCATCTCCTGTAGCCCAAACTGCGCTCCGCGCTGAAGGGCTGGAACCCCACTGGCAGCCCCGGCCATCATTAATTGCTGGGCAGCCCGCGGATCGGGCGGCCTGGCCATCCCGCCACCTTCCGTGCCCAAGGTCCCCCCGGAGCCGCCCTGCTGAGCCGTCTGCATCGCCTGCTGCCAGTCCTGAATAGCCTGCTGCTTCTTGGCAAGAAGGTCCCGCTCACTGCCCAGAGCCCCTCCGGCCAGCTTGGCGCCCACCATCTGCCGGAAAGCGTTGGAGAGGTGCTCGATCGGCGACGAGGCGACGTAGGTGCCGCCGACGTTCCGGCCTTGGGCCTCTTGCGGCTGTAGCATGCCCATACCGAGATGGAGCTGCGGCGCCAGCATGCGCAGCTGCTCTTCGGTCATCCCCGCCGCAGCGAGTCGTTGGAGTAGTTCGGGGTCCATAAATTATGATGCCCCCGCCGCCGGAGCCGCCTTCGGACCCAGCTTGGATCCGAGGATGCTGGCGCTCCCCAAGTTACCGCCGAGGCCAGTCAGGCCACCCATGGTAGAATTCTTGCCCTGCTGTTGAATTCCGTAATTCTGCAGGGCGCCTTGGTACTGCGCGATAGCTGCTGGCAGGAGCGGGTTCTGGGACTGTCCGGTCAGCCCAGCCAAGCCCTCCAAGGCTTGCTCTGGTGCCATTCGGGAGGTGATATCCATCTGCTGCTGGCGCTGGCCTTCCTGCCCGCCGCCGATTATGGAGCCGTAGCTGGCCTGCTGGTAAGCATTTGTACGGGCTCGATCAAAGTCACCGCGAGCTCGATCATAAGCCTCACCGCCAGGCGTTAGACCCTGGGCGGCCATTTGTGAGTTGAACTGCGACTCTCGCTGCTGCCACTGCGGATCAAGTTGGCTGGTCTCCCGGCCATAAATGGCTTGCTGAGCAGCATCTCGGGCCTGCTGCCCGGTGTCCAGTGGCTTCCCCCAAGCAGAAGCGATCTGGCCCTCCATCTCACCAACCCCTTGCTTCAACGGCCCAGTAAAACTGCTCGTCTGGGTCATCTGACCAAGCCCGTGCTGAGCCCGGAACTGAGCGAGCATCTGCGCCCGCATCGGCTCCGGCACGCCTTGGGAGTTCATCTGCTGCATGAAGCCAGCCTCGTCCGCGCCACCCGGTCCCGAAGGAGTCCACTGCGAAGTTACTCCGAACGGGTTGGTCTGGGTCGGGGTAGCCGCTTGGGTAAAATTGGGAGCGCTCGGTGCATTACCGCCCTTGCCACCACCCGGCATGCCGCCCATTATTTCCTCAACCAGCGGCAGTCTTCCCGCCGCATCTCTAAGAGAATCAAGTCAATACCCACCATCCAGGCATCTCGTAGTCTGGCCAGTTCCCGAAAGCCTAGGTGCAGATCCAGCGCCAAGGCTCGGGGATTGGTAGAAAGCACCGAGCCGAAAATCACTCCACGTCCGAAGCTGACAAATGGGATCTCAAAGGCCTTGTGAATCAGTCTACGGATAGCGATTGGCTCCTCGATAGCTACGTGCATGGCGCAAGAGTTAGGTGTCCAAGCATCGTAGCCGACCATCCCCAAGATCCGATCTCCACTCACCGCTTCCAGTGCTCGAAATACATTGCTAATCACCAAGTTGGCTTTCTGGGCGATCCAAGGATAGTGCTCTGGTGAAGCTGCTCGGACTTCAATCACATCAAGCCGCCGCTCTCTATTGATAAGTCGAAACCAACCAGAATGGTTCGGGCTACCGCCTGAAACGCGATCGCCACCGCGGCATAGACGCCCATTCCCTGACCTCCGGCCAGGCTCTCCGAGGCTACATAATCAGCTTGCCAGAGAGCCGTGTCCCATACCGCAGTATCCCACACGGCTGATCCGCTGGCCAAGGCCTGTCCGGTAGGAGCGGCCGGGACGGATAGGTCAAAGTCATATTTGGCAGCTATGGCAACGTTCGGTGTGATGCCCTGAGCAAGAAACCGTGGGCGAATAATCTGCAGGACTTTCTTGATAGGGGTCCCGAGGCTCTGGAAAGCGGTGAGCAACTGACAGGTGATCGGGGTAAAGGCGTTGGGGTTGGAGAGTAGCACACCGTCAATGTAATCAGTATGCTGGCAGACTCGCCCATCGGTGGTGCCGAAGTACATCACCCCATTGAGAATCTCGTTGCAGTTGATATCCAGCCCGGTGTATTGCGTCCAGCTCCGGTTGGTCAAAGCCATCACCAGCTGGGTCTTGCCTCCGGTCGCTGGCACGGTAATCATAAACGTGTTGTCTTGAGGATTGAGTCGGATGCTCCAGCCCTTCTGGGCGGAGAAACTATACATCAGGAAGTTGAACAAGTTGGTGATTTTGTAGGTGGCATACTGCGTTCGATCTACGATCGGGTTCCCGATCACCAGTCGGGAGAGAGGAATTACTCCGATGGTAGAGAGAACCAGCAGGTCCCCGCCAAAAGTAGTGGCAATGTTCCGTCCGGCCGGCATGTTACCAACATTCCAGATGCCCACCAGGCTCCACTGGACGGCTAGGGACGGATCGATTCCCTGGAAGATGACAATATCTCCGCTGGTAGAAACAGCTACCAGCCGATTGATGACCCCGCTGCCGCCGTCGATGGTCCAGTTATAGAGTCCGATCAGGGTACCACCGCCTCGAAAGTAAGGACCGAAGTCAAATTGATTGGCAGTTCCGTAGATGGCCGGACCACCGAAAACGCCCAGATACCAGGCTTTGGTTGAATCCTTCTGCACAAACCAGAGGCGGCTGGCGTAGAGACAGACTTGGACGAACTGAGTCGGATCAGCGGGAGCGGCTACCTGCGTAGCCCCAGCCCCTTGGGCCACCTTTACCCAGTCGGCAGTGGCTTCGCGATAGACGAAATACCCATTGGCCTCGTCGCAATAGATCAGGTTATGAGCGCCAGTATTATCTACCGCCACCACCGAAGAGCCACGACCAGAATCTGCGTTCACCGTTCCGAAGGCAGTCACCCCCGCCGGAGCGGCCGGGGCTTGGGTGGAAGCAGTGACATCCCAGATGCCTTTGTCAGTAGTGGCAAACACCCTATCGGTCGAGTGATTCTGTTTGGACCCACCAAACGGCATGATGGTCCGGACCGTATTATCAATAGTCCCGGTCAGATTGGTCACCCACTCGTGGAACCCCAGCCGAGACCGCAGGCCAAACTCGGCGGCGACCAGGTTGGATAAGAGAGTGCAGTCTCCCGGAGGCAGGGCGGCTACTGGATCAATCCGATTGAGTCCCCCGGTGGGCGCAGGGATTTGCGTCAACCTAGCCAGCTGTGGTCGTCCATGGCGACGAGCGGCGAGAGTCACTGCCCGTAACCTGTAATCGGAAGATTGGCCGCGTCGATCAGGTGATCGGCGTTGAAGCCGATTCCGCCCAGATCGAGAATCTTGGAGCCCACGTTCTTAGCGATAACCGCTTCCAGAAGAGTCTGCCGGCGTTCCCGCTCGGCGGTAGTGTCAAAGCCCTTCGCTTCCCGGAAAGCATGGCGCAGCCAGGAGATAGCCAACTCCGGATCGTACAAAACAATGTCAGTCGAGGCTAGGATGGAACTCTGGTTGGGGCTGGCTTGGCCTGCCTGCCAGACCCAGAGATTGGAGATATACTCGTAGGCAAGAACCTGGCTATTTGCCGGAGCCACCGGGAAAGTAATCACATTCCCTTGAATGCGGTAAGCTACTTGGACCAGCACCCCGGCCAGGCGGGCCTTGAGATACTGCACTTCCTGCCCAGACAGCGGGCCGATCATCACGAATCGGGTGCTTCGATTCCAGTGGGTCTGGTTGAGCATCCGGTCCCAATCGACCGGGAGGGCGTACTGAGTAGCAGCGTTAGCGGTGGAGATGGTGGTCTCCACGATCTGCTGGGTCCACTCGTGCTCTTGGAGAAGCTCTCCACCCACCATGTTTAATAGCTCAACCAGCTGGATAAAGTTGGTATCGGTAGAAGCTACCGGGTCAGCCACCGCAGCCAATCCACACTGAATTGCCGTTCGATTGATAATGGTCTTAGCGGTAGCGAATCCGGTTTGGCTGGCTACCCGGCCAGCGGCCGCCAGTACCCCCACCGGATCGCCATAAATCTCGATGAGCGCTGCGGCCGGGGGAGCAACGACGAAGGTAAGGGTAGTAGTGGCAATCGAATAGTCGGTGGTCGGCTTCTGGTGGATACGGTCAACGTACACGTCCTCGTTGACCACTCCGGAAGCCAGAGTGAAGGCAACAGTGACCCCATCACCAGCTGCGGGGGTAACGATGACGGCAGTCTTGGGCACTTATGGCTCTGCAGGCGGAAGAATCGGCTTACGGGGCTTTCCCTTCGGCCAGCCACGCTTCTTGGGTAGGGACTGCTGGCCTTGGTTAGTTGCAGCCGAAGCCAACTGAAGGGCCGCTACTTGCTTGGCTAGCTCGGTGACCAGCGAATCCGGACCGACCACAGGAAGGGGGCTTAAAGCGCCTCCGGCGGCCCTGGCGGCCTCGATTTCCTTCCCTTGGGTCTGGAGCATCTTCTCCAGGGCGTCGATGCGCCTGTCTCGCTCTCCCAGCTCATCCTGGAGCCTGCTTAGCAAGGCTCCGTCTTTGGCCTGCTGTAGCCAATTGAGCGCCTTGGTCCGAATGTCCTTCCAGCCAGGCCCCATCCGCATGATGTGGGAGTCCTGAATGTGTGCCATGGCTTCTACCGTCCGAACCCCGAAGTAGCCCGCCTCCTCGACCTGAGCCCGAGTCATCAGCGGCCATTCGGCTAGAGGGGTTCCGGAAGCCTTATCTTGGCTCATCCCCGCCCGGAAAGCCTGGTACTGCTTGGTGAATCGCTCCCGATCTTCGTCCCCCACCTCCCGGCGGATAATGTCCGAGCCGCCCGGAATGCGGATTTCCACCATCTCCACGTCATCGCAGACCAAGCGGCCTTGCTTCTTGGATTCTTGGTTGTTCTTCCGGGTGTCGATGAAGAAACGGATGGCCAGAACATTATCCTGGCTGGTATCCATATTCAGGCTAAAAGCTCCCCCCTTACCACTGTCCACCGTTCGCTGGATATGGGCAGTCGGATCGATCTCTGGATACATAATGCCTCCTAAACGAAGGCCCGCCCCCATCGTCGAGAGCGGGCCTTCTGGTTACCTTCCTTACTGATTACGCGCGTCGTATACCGGCCAATAAGCGAACAGGACTCCGCTGTTCGAGTTGGCGGTAGTGCTGTACTGCGAGATGTAGAGCCCATTGATGAGGAACCCGGTAGCGCCAGCGGTAGTCTGCAGGCGTCCTGCAGTGGTTCCTACCACTATCGGAAGTGCCACCGCACCGGTGCCCTGAGTACCCATGTTCACGTAATCGGCTACACCCATGACTTGGACCCAGCCGAAGACATTGGTATTCGACAGAGCCGCCGGAGCAAGCCCCACCGGCCCTCGGGAACCAGTGTTCCCAGAGACCAACTGTTGCGCTCCAAAGCTACCAACCACCAAGCAGCCATCGCCGGCAGTTGGAGCTGAAGCTGCAGCTCCACGGACATACATGAATTCCGCATATCCGAAGGAAGCGTCATGCGCTCCAGCCACCAACCCTAAGCGCATCAGCTGGACAGTGCCAGTCGCCGAAACGCCAGGGAACCCAGCCCCAGGCTCGATGAACTGATAAGAAGATGCCATTGTTTTCTCCTTTCTCCTTAGGTGGTGGTAGCGATTGAACGGCCCTGGAACTGACGGCCAGAGCAGGTCAAGTTACCAGCCCAGCCGAGGATCTGGGCCTCCACGTCCTGGTTCAGGGCGTAGCGCTTGTTGGGGGAAATGGGAACGAAGTTGCGATCCCGATGAGGCCTGAAATGCAAGTACTTGGTATTGAAGAAGTAGGCCGTCTTGGTGGTTGCGCCGCCTCCAAGTCCGATGCCGGTGGTGGGATCCAAAAAGACATCGGCGGTAATGAACTTGATGGAGGGGAAGCCCAGCTCTGCCTTACCCGGGTCGGTAAAGCGCTGGATGACCTGCAAAGACGCCATGAAATCAGCCCAGTAGAGCTGGTCCATGACGATGCAGTCTGGCCGGTCAGCTCCGCGGACCTGAGTAGCCCACTGAGTGTTCATCACCGTCTGCACCTTGGCGGCCGTGGAAATGTCCTGGCCGGTGGTGGTCGAGGAGGTCCAGAAGGTGAAGGTGGACGCCGAGATACCCCCGTAGGTATCCGTCTGCGAAGCTTTGGCGGTGGTGGGGCAGGTCGCCAGAGTACCGGTAATCTGCTTTCCGCCCGAGCTGGTCCCATCAGAATACAGCCCGACGTTGATATCATTGGCCATGGTAGCCTCGGCTACTTCCAGCCGAGCCTCTACCAAGTCGATGGTCCGTTCTTTACCGGCATTAATGAGGAGTTCCAAGCCGGTCACGATGACCGCAACGGCATACTGCTTGTAGGGGAAGGCCGCTGCGGAGATTACGTCCTGCGCGCCCACCGGAAGTACGTCAGCTCCAGAGTACCAGCCCCCGTTCGCATTCTGCTGGAACGAAAGCTCCTGGAAAATCTGAGTACCGCCAGAGACAGGCTTAATTCGCCCGTTCTTGCGCAAGACTGCCAGTAGGATGTTATTGGATTCTACGTTATTTGCGAGCTCGCCAGTCCGCGATTCAATCGCGGTGGCAATTAGATCGGTGACGCTCGTGTTGGCGAAAGCCACAGATACACCAGTCCCTTGGAAAACAAGGTGGATTTGCGCGTGAATCGGACCATCCGATTCGCCACTTTGTCGGGAGTGGGGCTAGATGCCTCTCGCCGGACTACTGATCAAGCTCGTCATACCGAGCTTCGAGCACTTGCCTGAGATTGCCCTTCGGCTGGGCCTGTCCACCGGCTGCCGGGCTACTACCAACGCTAGAAGCTGCCATCCTTGCCCGCTCGGTGGCCTGCTGCTGGGTCCGAGCGGATTCGGCAGCCTTGCGCTGCTCCAACGTACTTACAATGTCTTGGTTATTATTGCAAGCGATGCTGTAAGCACGCTCCAGATCCTCCTCCGAGACACGCTTCTTTCCTTGCTTGGCCCACACGTCCAAGATGTCGGCCATATCAGTAGCTACATCCTCGAAGAATTCATGTCCTTCGGCGAATGAGGTAGCGCTCTCATCGGCCTCGGCCGCGCTCTCCTGCTGCATCTTCTGGAAAAATTCATCCAGCCGGGGATCGCGGAGTGGCTGTTGCTGGACTTGTGGTTGGACCCCGGCACCTCCCTGCAGACGGGCCACCAGGGCTCGATCCAGGTCTTGGGGAGTGATTCCGAACTGCATCACGATATTGGCCAGCAGATCGGCCTTCTGCTGCGGCGCGGAATAGGTTAGGGCGTGGGCGGTCTTGAGCAAATCCCCAACATAAGCGGTAGGCTCTACCCCTTGCTGGCGGATTTGGGCTTCGTATGGACGAATCATCTCTTGCCATCCGGTAACCCCCTTTTCCGCTTCGGCTCGTTGCTGGAGGGCCTGAGCAATCTCCCGTTCCCTCCGAACCACTTCCGCCTGAACTTCTTGAGGAAGTCCAGCCCACTTCTCTCGGATCCCCGGCTTCCAAGACTGCGGAGCTCGGGGAAAAGCGGGCGGGGCGACCGGAGCGGGGTGAGGGATCCCGGCCCCGGCCACCGCACCCTGGCCCGGGCGGCTCGGAGGAGGAGTCCGCTCCTGCCCGAGTTTCGTTTCTTGGGTTACGAATCGTCCCTGATCGTCTCTTTGGCGTTCGCCCTCACCAGTTTCACCCATGCCTCGTTCATCAGGCGTTGCAGGCGTTTCGCTTGGGCCTTGGTCATTGGCTTCTGGGGTTGCCCCCACATCCGATGAATCTTCGCCTGCGAGTTCTTCATATTTGTCCTCCAAAATATCCCTAAGTCCTGGCATTTACAACTTCCCTTCCGCAGCAGCAATTATCGCCGCGTCATATTTCTTGGACCAAGCCTCATTTAGGGCCTTACGCCTAGATGAGTCTGGGAGCTTTCCCTTTTTGATGCCAGCTCGCCATCGTCCCTTCGTCGCCCAATATTGGAGCCATTTCAACGTCTCCTCCTGCGGAGGTTCCAACTCGACTGCGGCAGTCTTGGCCAATAAAGCCACGGCCGGCAGCGCCGCTGTGGCGCCAAAAAGACCCCTGAGAAATCCTCTGCGCTTCATATTATCCTCTAGGGCTTATCCAACTGGTAGAGTTTGCGGGCTAGTGCTTCCCGCCGGGTAGGGCTGGGCAAGCACCCCTTTTCGCCTCTGCGCAGACGTTCCCGCTGCTCGGCGGCTTTCTCCCAGGTCTTGGTATAATCCGAGGCCACAGTCAATCCGGTGCGCTTCATATATTCTCGGTGCTTGGTCCGACTGCCGATATCACTTCCGTCGGTAGCCTTGGTATTCTCATAGAACCTACCTGCGAGCACTGGCGCATTAATTGCCAAGGCAGAAGGCTCATCTCCTAGCTCTCGAATATCCACCATGCCCCACTGATCGGCTTTGGGATGGTCGGGGCGATGGACGTAAACAGCTCTCATCGGGAGGTAAATCCTCGGCTACCCCACTTCCCCCGCAAGAGGGCTATCAACCGGTGCCGGAAAGTCCGGTTGTGGGGAGTGAAGGGGTCCGGAGAGGCCGTCCAACCTCGTTTACCGCAGATCCAGCAACTCCAAGGCCAGATCGTCTCAATATCCGCCATAGCTCGCATGCTTCTGCTTCCGGCGAATCGCCTGAGACATTTCAGAAGTGGCAGTTGTCAGCTTCCCATAGAAGCTCTTCCCGTGTTTGGGACCGCCCTTTGCCGAGGCGCCAGATTCAGCTCCGCTCATCGCCTCGGTATGGCTTTTCGTCTCCATCGGGGTTCCGTCACTATGGGTAGTCTTACTCTCGGTAGACTTGTACTGCGTTCCGTGGGTAGCAGCCTGCCGGCGAGTTACGCTTCCACCGCCTTTGCTGGGCATGATCCCGTCGTTCTTGTGCTTGACCTTGGGGGCAGCGTTATTCTGATTGGTCATCGGATGACCTTTGTTACCGGTGATAAGTACTGGCATTTATTGTTTTCCTTTTGGACTGTTAGAGGGGAACGGCTGTAAGGTCTGATGAGCGGCTTCGGCAGCGATCTTTTCCAGGTCTAGGCGATGTTCCAATACGCTTTGCTGCATATCCATCTGGCTCTTTTGCATATCCACTGCCGTTTTGGCCTGGTGGGCCTTGGCGTCCATCTGGGTCTGCACCACACCCATTTGCGCCTTCTGGCCTTCTGCCTGAGCCTTGATGCGGGCTGCTTCCAACTTGGGGTCTTCCTTCTGAGGTGGCGGATTCTGCAAGGCCACTTCGATCTGGGAGACCAACCGATCGAACTGGCCTTCGATCTGCTGGGCACCCTTGGTAGCCGCCAAGAGCCACTTGCCCACTTCCAGCACGAACGGAGCTGATTGAGGGAAGAGCTGCACCATGGGCATCGCCTGCTGGAAGAGCATGGAGAGGGTCTGGATAGAGGCCGAACGATCTTGCATCAAACTAGCGTAGTCGCGCATGGCGATGGAGTCAGCCTTGACCACGATGCGGAAGTCCCAGAAGTTGTCCTTGATCAATTTCACCGCCGCCTGGATGAGCGGAATGTTCGGCTGCCGGGTGGCCGAATCGACTTCGGCCCGAAGGAGGTTACTTCGATCAATGATAGTCCGTTCGTCGAAGTGTTTCGCAATAATCTCCGCTCTAAGCTTCTGCAGATCAGTGGTAAATCTGGCCACTTCGTCTTGATCTGTCTGTAGACGGGTAGAAGCAAATCCAGCTTTGAGTCGAGAGGTAGTGGCTGTTTCCTGGGCATGGGCTTGCTCTCCACGGATGATATCCGACAGGCCAATCACTTGGTCCAGCAGCTGGATCTTCTCCACCAGCTTGACAGTGAGGACCTCTACCGCCTTGATGATCCCGTCGATCGGCACCAACTGAATCGCGTTCTGCAGCCCGCCCTTCTCAGTAAAGGCGCTCCAGTTTTTCACCCCCACCAGCTGGCCTTCCCGAGCTTCCTCCAGCACCCGACCCAGCTCAGGAAAGCCGCCATCGTAAGCTCCGGTTACACGGCAGCGTTTGACCAGTTGGCGGAGCCGATCGGCAATATCGTCGATCTCGTCATAAAGATGCCGATCGATCTCCAGATCCGGCTTGGGCATTAACTGGGAACTGGTGGCGTTGGCCAGGAGCGGCCGCGGACAGGGGAAGAAGGTCTTCAGCTTCAGGAAGTCCTTCTTCACGTCCAGGATGATAGGATACCCTTCGCAGTACCAGTAAACCTTCCGGTCGTCTTTGCTCCAGATTTCCCATACCACTACCCGATTCCAGGCGTCCTTCATCTCCTTGTTGGACTCGCCGTCTTCGGTCCACTTCCGCTCGGTGATGGGGAGCGGCCCAGATTTCCCGATCGCCTGGGCGAAGCGTTGGTTGGCCTCGTCCTTGGTCAGTTCCGCCCGAAAAGCCAGCCAACGGACTTCCTTCCAACGTCGGCAAGGAGACCAGATGAAGTCTCGCCAGTGAACGTACTCAGTGAGGATCTCTTCTTCGACCTTCCGCTCGTATTCGGGAACCTCGGGAGCCAGTTCCCGACCATCCTCATGCAGTTTGGCATCCACCCTGGGAACAGTCTCGAAGCCGGCCTCGTAACGGAGCCGGACCTGACCCATCCCGGGGACTTTCCAGTCCCAGATGGCGTCTTTGAGCTCCGCCTCAAAATCTTCCGCCCCCATCTCGATGTCCGTGTTCAAGTGACGCTCCAGGGCCTCCGAAGCCACCCGGGCCTCTTCATCATTCGGATCGTGATAGCGTTTGCTCACATCAACTTTGGGGATCTGCCCGTAAAGAATAGATCGGACGATATTGATATTCGAGTGAAAGAGGTTGACCCGGGTTTTCAGATCGGCCGTCTCATTCTCCGATCTGTCGCCCAAATAGCGCTTGGCGGCCTTCTCCGCTACCGTCATCCACTTCTTCCGGGCCTTGAGCGCAGAGTTGACTTCCAACTGCCACTTGCGCTGCAGTTTAGCCGGACTCTCTGGCTGAAAGTCCTTTTTGGAGTCAATGACTCCGGTTTCGGTGAGATTTGACATTACTCTCTACTCATCTCCAGCATATTCCACCACTCGTTCATGGTAATCTGACCAAGCAGCGGTTTCTGATAATCAAGCGTCTTCTCCCTCTCCTTAGGAGTAGGCCGACTCATTTTCTCACTATGCTGGACTACCACCGACATATATCTAAAACTATCCGCGGAATGGCTGGACCAATCGTGATCTGGCCTCATCGAGAAAGCCTTGGTTTCCTCATCGTAGTCATAGTGGTAGTGCTTGAGGGCTTTGAGCCCGGTTTCGCAGCGGGAGTGGAATCGGATCGGCTGTTGGAGGAGCCAGCGGCCGGCTTGGATACCGTCCGATAGTGAAAGGCGCGGAGCGATTTCCACTTGATAACCCCAGTGGGCCAGGGCCTGCTCCACGATGGATGATCCGGTCTGCAGGGTCTTGGCTTTGGCATCGTGCGGGAGCCAGTGCTTGACATAAGTATAGCCCTTGGAATCGACCGCCTGGAAGTAGTGGCTCATCGGCTTTCCAATGGCCTCGTAGTGGTCGATGATGTCCGGCAAGCGATGCTCATTTAATCGCCAGAACCAAATTGCGGTGGCATCGGTATGACCGAGGTCCCAAGAAGTGTATACTCCATCTCTCTCGTGCTCGAAATCAGCCACTCCACCTCGATTTTCGAGTGCTTCCAACAGATCGCCCCAAACACTTCCAACGTTGGCGGCAGACCAATCGCAGAGATATTCTTGGCGGATGAGCGCCTCCGGACGCCCGGAAGCCCGCTCGGAAGCGATGGTCTTTTCTGGGTCATAAGCCTTGGTGTCTCGGAGGGTTTGCAACTCGCAGAACCAGTCCGCAGGGTTCTGCTTGGCCAACTGGTAGAGTTCGTAAGCGTGGTTGTGGCCTCTTGGGGTGGTAATGAACGCTGCCCAGCCGCTGTTTTCCATCAACATGGGAGCGATCAGGTTCCAGGCTAACGGATTGGCCATGGCATACTCGGAGAAGACTACTCCCACCGGCCCTGCTCCCACCACCTCGATCTTGTCCGAGCCGATCAGCCGCCAGATGGTTCCGTTGCGAAGCTCGATCTTCATCTCGGTTTCGTTCCGGCTCTTGACGATCTCCCGAGGAAAGACCAGATCGAGGATTCGATTGCCGTCGGCAGTAAATCCTTCCCAGATAGCTTTCCGAGCCTGGGCAAAGGTAGGATAAATATGCCAATAGGCTCCCTTACGCTTCTCCACCATCATCCGGCAGGTGGTGTGCAATGCGGTCAGATCCTTCCCTCCCCGGCGATGTACTACCCAGAAGGCCCTCTTCCCGTTCGCCCTCCCGTCTAGGAGGTAGTGCATGAACCTCGCCTGATATGGCCGTGGTTTGAACCATTGGTGAATCGTCAAAGACCGGGAGGGGAGGGAATTCAATTCTAAGTGGCTCGCCATTTGCTCCGGTAATCTCCGCCCGGTCCTTAACCAAGCCCTTCATCTTTGCAGAAAGCGCAAGGGCCGCTACCACGTCCGATCCACGAAAGCCGTTGACTGGATCTCGCATGGCGATATCGGTAGTACGGGTCATGATTTCCACCGCACTTCGTTCCAGCGGCCGGAGGAAATCGTCCATCAGTTTCTTTACCATCTTATGCTGCCGGAGCCGCTGGCCTCTCTCCTGGGCTCGGTGATAGCACTGGGCGCATTTCCGCTCCCAGACCGGATGCCCATGACCACTCCCGGGGCGATAGCCAGCCGCCAGCACTGCCTCGATTTGGGTCATCCCGCTGGTGATTCCCCGGACAAACTTGAGCATCCTCCGATAAGTAGGGGAATGGCGGGAAAGGCCGTGGTTAGGCATCAGGTGTACCAAGTCACCATGCCGGTCATCATCCGCTGGGCCGTTTGCAAAGAAAACGGACCAATTACCAAGCCTGAGACCTGTACATCTGGTGATGGATAATAGGCTCCAAGTTGAGCAGCGGGCGGGAGTAGCCCTGGACCCTTTTCCTGCTGAACTACTGGCCGAATCGGAACCACAGGCTCACACCAACGGCACTCTCCCTCGGGGCACCATTCGCCATGCTTCTCACAGATTCTTCCCTTTGCCATGTTTCCTCCCTACTTCCTACAGACCAGCGTAAAGATCATATCCAACGCTGCTTCTTTGCCGAACTGTAGAGCTAAAGTACGGAAGTGATCATTTCGATATAAGAGTTCCGGATGCATCGAATAGCCGGGTTGTAGACAATCAAAGTTGCACTCATATCCGGAGTTGTGTGGAGCATTTTCCTCCCGCCATTTCTTCTGCAGGTAAGGTGGCCAGAATTCGGAGACTGGCGGCCACTGGTGGGTCAGGTCTCCATAAGCCCGGCAGGAAGCCCAATGAGGCACCACGATCAACGCCTTCCCGTCCGGCTTGAGCACCCTCCATAGCTCGTTAGCGAAGTGAATCCGCTCTTTAGGAACCAGATGCTCTAGCATATGAGAGCAGTGGGCTTCATCAACCGAGGAGTCTTCCCAAGGCCAGCGCTCAGACCCCAGATCGACTTTATAGTCTACTCCGGGAAAGTCGAGACAGTCTACCCCGAGGAAGCTCTCCTTTTTATTCTTGCCGCAGCCCAAGTCCAATTTCAACGGAGGCTGCAGAACGAAAGGGGCTAGTTGGACCGAAGTGGCGCCTGGGCCGCCTGAACGATCTGTATCCGATTCTGGGTTTCCTTGAGGAACCCGTTGCGCTTCTCCGCCAGCAGTTCCATTACCCGCTGGAACTGGTTGGCTGGGCTGTCTTGCTTGAACAGCCGGAGTTGATTCTGCATCCCCGAGAGGAGATGGATGGCCAGGTCGTAGTAGAACACCACCACCGCCTGGTCGGTGGCCATCTTGATCGGAGTGGGTGCTCCATTCTCCATTTTGGATCTCCTTCTTCGCGTAATGAGAATCCAGCAACATCCTCCGGTAGCGTTCTACTTCCAGTTCTAGTTCAGAGATGGACATGGATTTCCCTGATCGTGGTCTTCATGCCATTAACCTCATGCTCGAAACTCACGAGTGCAGCCAAAGACCACGTTCCCATTTTACCCCATCAGACTCAGCAAGTTGGCGAAGCTTCACTAAAGCGCTATCTTGATCGTCTTTTCGTCCACCATGGCCCCAAGCCAGAGCACATATCGCCCGCGCTTCGGCTGTCGTCAGCGCCGTTCCCGGGTTAGGAGCAGAAACGGAAACAACTTCCAATTCCCGCGTGACCAACCATTCGGCGTCCGATTGCGACAGATCGCGACAGGCCTGCACGATAATAGCGGCCACCGGATTAATGCTCACGGCTCCCGGAAAGTAGTCGCCGTCAGACTGACATCGATAACCATTCCGATCGCGCATAAGCTGCGCACCACAGCGCGGACAGCGGCCAAGACGAGGGATCCGGGTTATCATTTATCCCCTACAGAGCCGACATCTCCTGCACCCAGAAATTGACGGTACCGCCGGAGATGACCGATCCAGCCATGGAGGCGTTGGTGGTCAATGCCGAGGCTACTCCTAGGCCGATCCCGATCTGAGCAGAGGTAACCGAAGCGCTCCCGCCCAGATTGATGAAGGTGGTTAGCTGCGGGGCTACATGCAGGTTGGAGATAGACAATAGGGTAACCGCGCTATTGGAGGTCGCCGCAGTCGAGGAGTGAGCATGAGCAAAGAAGTACTCTCCAGCCGAGAGTACCGCCTGGAATGGGATAGCTACCCGGAAGAGGCCAGAGAGAGAGTTGGACCAGTTGGCCGCGTTAGAGGTAGTGGAAAGGCTGGAAATCCCTCCGGTGGTATCAGTTACCCAGCTCATCCCCATTACTTGCGAGGTAGAGCTATACCCGACCGTGACCGAAAGGCCCACCGAGGCGGTATTAATCTGGGAGAGATTAGTAGAGTTCGCTGAAGAATCCTGTCTGGTGAAGAGGGTGAACCCGTGCGAGTAAGAATAGCCCTCGGAGCCGGTAGAAGCTGCAGACGTGGCTTGGGGAGCCGAGACGCTAAGCGACTTGAAGAAGTTGATATTGGCAATCTGAACCGGAGCCGCCAGAAGCACTGGATGGAAAAAGAAGGTGGCTGGTGCATGCGAGGAGAAAGCAGTCGCAGTAGTGAGAAATGGGTAAGGCTCAAACCGAGAGAGCGCAGCGGATTTGAAAGTATCTGGAAAATCAACAGCCCGTGCTCCGTATAGAGCCATATTATCTCACCAAGTCACGTCGTTTACGTGGTCGTGGTGGCCCACCCGAACATCGCAATCAACCGCACAGCGATATCCATGGGTCCGCGCATCGCTCCAGAAATAAAGATCCTGAGTACCCACTCCCTCGGTGGTTGAGGCTATCGTTTTGAACCACGGCCGCCGAAGAGCCTTATCCTTGAACATGGACAGGCGCCAGAGATTGAAGCCCATCCCGACTCCGCATGTTTCATTTATCCCGGGGCGGGGCGGTTGAGGCCTGCAATTAAATTGCGGATCAGTGGGGTCGCCCCAGAGTTGCGGGACCCCCTCCGGTCCCTTGGTAAAATATATGCCGCCGATACAGGAAAATTCCGGATGCGTCTCCATATCAGCGAGCAGTCGTAAGAGACCATCCGGCGGAGGGATATTATCGTGTTCCATGGTCAAGATGTATTCCCACCCGGAGAGTTGCGGATGGGAGAGGATCATCTCGATACACTGACTGTAGGCCTCGCCCACCTCCAGCCCCAGGGCCAGCATCCGATGAACGGCTTGGTTTGGAGGAAACATGACGTTCCAGTGACTGAGGGCAACCTTGGCCGAGATCATTGCAGCGCTGGGGATAAGCACCACGACTCGCTGCTGCTTCCAACTTCCACCCCGGAGAATGCGTCCCCGGGCAAGCTCCAGATCCGAGTTATTCTTGCCGGCATCGTAGGAGACGATTTCTGCTTTCATCCGCCGGCTCCTCTCAACTGCCGAGACATTTTGCTAGTATCGTATTGCTTCTCTGCTCCGACGGCGCCGTTGCGAGAAGTGTTTCCCAATTCATGCCGTTGCCAGGCTTTACCGTCGTGCAGCCACATCAAGCCCGAGCCGGTCCCCACGTGCTCCCGATCCAGCATGATTTTGCTATCCAACTCCGTCCCCTGACCGCCCTTTTTCATCCAGGCGTCCAACACCCGGAGATTCCTGGTATGGGAGACCAGGGCAATCGGACCCCGGTCGATGGCCTGCTGGAAGCGGGGACCGACAAAGTGAAGGAAACGCTGGAGGAAAGCCCGGAAGGGCTCTCCGCCGGGTGGAGGGCGATCTTGGAGAGCACCTTGATACTGGAGCATGGTTTTCAAGACACGTCTAACCGGCTGTCCAGCCCACTGGCCGACGTTCCAGGGACGGAGGGCCATAGCCATGCTGACCGCCGGACGGCCGACATTCTGCTGGGCGACGCTTAAGGCTACTGCGGTAGCTCGTTTCAGGTCGGAGGTATATACGTCTCTGATGGGCAAGGGAGAGAGATGGGCTGCTAGCGCCTTTCCTTCGGCCATTCCCCGGGGAGTGAGCGGCAGATCCGTCCACCCCCGGAGACGTTCGTCCTGGCCCAGGGTCTCCGAGTTCCAAGCCGTGGCGCCATGTCTCACGGCGATCAGGGCTGGGATCAATGACTTGACCTATTCAGCACCGCAGGATAAAATATTTGCTTGACATGGCGCTGCATGGCCGGGCCAGGCGGGGCGCGGCACGGTGAGGCAAGGCAAGGGTTTTTCATCATCCACCAGTTCCGCTACCTTTACGCCGTAAGGCCTTGCTCATGTGGGCAATATCCTTACCCCGCTTCAGGATGCCGGTGCCCTTGTCAGCGGCATGAAACTCAGCGCCCACCGCTTGCGGCACTCCTCCGTAGCCACCGGCGGTGTGAGCAGCAATATTCATCAGCCCGGCCTGAGAAGGAGAAGTGGACGACAGAATTACACCTCCGCGAAAGCCTCTACCTTTAATGCAGGGGGTGTATTTTCCGCTCCCACTGCTTCCGGTATTCAATATACCCTACGTGGCGAATTGACGCAGGGCTTAGCGCAGAGTATAATTCTGGGCTGAACGCGGTAAAGTTATCCACATGATGCATGGGAGGGGCCAATGAAGCGAAAAGTAGTCTCTCGGGATCCTGGATCGATCCCCCAGCTGACCAAGGATCTGCATGACCGGCAGCGGGTGATTCAGTGCGCTGAAGTACTCCGTGGAGAGACGATCTGCCTAGCTGCGCAGATGAGCGGATTCGTAATGGATCTCTGCCAGACATGCACCCTGGGGCTGATCCGCCTGGCGGCGGCGGCCGCCCAGGAACTCCAGCATGCGCTGGAGCATGGTCCGGACGGAATCGTCCGAATCGAAGAGGAGGATCCATCCTGATGCCTTCTCCTTGGGCAAAGCGCACTTTTGCTCCATCCGGCCTGAGCCATTTCTATCTCAACGCCTGGATCGCGGCTGAACGTAAGCTGGGCTTGTTAGTGACCGTCTGCTGGGGGTGCCAGGCGATCTGGTCGCAGGAGCACAAAGGCCGGATACCGATCCTCTGCGGATCGGTGAAGTGTCTAAGAGAGCGTCAATACTGGCATATCTACGGACGGAGAAGAGTACCTGATCAGTGCCTGGCGAAAGGAGTTGGAGAGGGTCTTCCGGAGGGTGATGCAAGTGCTGCGCAAGGACCCGCTGGAGGTGTGGCAGATCGTGGAACGGTTCGGAGTGACCAGGGACGCAGCCAGGAGACTGCCAAAGAAGTGTCGGCTGACCAGGAACGGCAGGCCAGATCACCTTCGGGAGTCTAAATGGCCAACCATAAGGCAGTCAGGGTTCCCGCATTCCGTTGTCCAGCTAATCCTGCAGAAGCTAGATGCTGGGATGCGTTGCTCGCAAAAGGGTTTACTCCCTCCAAGCGGGGATGGCCAGATTTCATGGCCTTCAAGGATGAGCGACTCATCTGCGTGGAGGTGAAACCCTACCAAGCGTTCAATCTGCGCTCCACTCAGACCCGCTGCATGAAGGCTCTCGCTGCTCACGGGATCCCCTGCTTTCGCTACTCCCCGGACGTTGGCTTCCAACGTCTCTTCCTCCCAGAGAAGAAAAATGAGGTTAAAACACCGTGAATTCATTGGCGTAGCCTAAGTACGTAGAATACGGTATTGACGGAGCCCCCAGTAAGGGGGTTTCAATCTTCCCCCAACAGGGGGAAGAAACAGGGCGGGAGCCCTGAGTAGTACACGGGGAGCTACGCCTCCCCGAGGAGGTACCCCATGGAGGAAGATTCTTCCGACTTGGTGCTCGGTTCCTGGCCTCTCCTCATCGTTGAGGGAGCGGCCGGCGCCAGTGAGCTCCGAGTAGTCCGTAACTCCTTCCGTGGTCGGTGGGGTACCCACCTCCGCGTCTACCAGAAGGTCCACGGTACCTTCCGGCCTACCAAGCAGGGCGCTCGGGTCCGTGACCAAGACCTTCCCGAAGTGATCTCCGCTCTCCAACAGGCTCTACAACTCCGAGACGCATTGCGTCAGAATGCTGATGGGGATCCTCTCCGGAAGGAGTAGGATACCTCTAATGCGATGCGTTATGATGTCAGTGTAGACCTCCGTCATGGAGTGATCCTCGCTCCGCTCACCGTGGAAAGCGGTCCAAGCGGAGCATGCTTTCCGGGATCACCGGAACCGGGGTCTACCGAGTATCCCCCTCCCGGTGTACGGTACTGAGTAGCCGAGCCCTGGTGTAGGATACTGAGTATCGTACCGTGAGTACCGTACACTCAGTGTACAGTACGACTGTACCGATACTGAGTATGTGATACTCGTGCGATAATGATTGACAATGGGTGTGATAAGCCGGAGTGATAACCCCGGACTTGACAGCTCCCCTCCGGGAGAGTACAGTCTCCCTCGCAGCATGGATCCTGGAGTTGATAGTGTGAGGGTAGTCAATCGGTAATTCTTACCGGGTTCTGGTAGTCTCGCGAGGGTGTATGCTGTCGGGCCGGGCAGTCGAGGGTCGAGACCCTCTCCCCGGACGTAGCCCGTAGGACTGTGGTAGTGGGAAGCGGCAGCTCTACTTGGACGGGCGTGAGCAAGCGTGGCGCGTCCGGACGGGATGAGCGAGGCGTTGGGAAGTTCAGCGCGCCGTGCGGAGGTAGCCAGGTGCTCGGGAAACCCTCCCTGAGTGCCGCTGGTGTCAAGGGTGCGTAAGCCGTGCGGTTGCGCGGCCCGGTGCCGATGGCCAGTCAAGCGCCTCCGAAAAGCCCTCTATCGACCTACGGGCCGCACGATGAGACGGTCCAAGTGTGTGCGTGGTAGCGCACGCCAGGCGCTTACGTAGGCGCTGGATCGTCTCCCCTCGTGCCGGACGCGTTGTAACGCAATGCGTCTGTTAGGAGGGTACACACATGCTCGCAGCAAACTATCCGACCAAGAAAGACCTAAAGGCCGCAATCGGGCAAAGACTACGCTACGAAGAGACTAGCATGTTCGGTCCCGAATACCGCCACGACGGCGAATTGACCGTAGTCGGGCCTGGACCATATCAGCGCAAGTGGTTTGCCAATATCACCATGAAAGCCGGCAAGATCGCCAAGGTGCGCTGAACGTTGCGGGTGTCCCACGTGAGTCGTGGGCATCCCGGAGCGCTCATGCTCCAGCAGGAGGGTACACACATGAGGTTTTCTACCACACTGCGTCAATCCAACGCTTTCCGGGGAGGCGCCATAGCTCCCCATGACCATGCGCGTCATTTATCGCATTATCTAGGAGTGCTGGCAACTCTCCGGGAACGCAATGCGTCACTCGTCCTACGAGCAGTTGCCTCGCGGGCTTATGACGCAGCGAGCAAGGACCGGGCATTCTGCCTGTTCTGCGTGGAGGAGCGGTCGGCCAAGATCGCTCGGGCGGTTGCTCGAGGAGCGGTAATGGCGACCAGGCCTCCCCCGCCGGTTCCGGCTCGGATCAAGCAAGTGGAAGTGCCGGCCGGAATTAATACCTCCACCGCTCCGATCAAATTGACCGGCAACTTGGCCAATGCCTCTCCATCCGAACGGCTCAGGGCCAAGGAATCCGCTCCAGACAACTACATTCCCGTCCAGCACTATTCCGACGATCGGGGGTAAGATGGCACAATTGCCAGAAGACTTACAAGCACTCGCGAAGTGGTTTACGATCACCAGCCTGCGCGGATCATTCATTTTCCACTGCCAGAAGTGTACCGCAGCCTGGAAGATCCGCAAAAATACGCAGGGCTCACTATCCGGAGGAAATGGCTTATACCTCCTGAATCACGCCTATAGTCACTATCCCGACGATCGAGGGTGAACAATGAAGACGATAATCCCTGGATGCATAGGCAGTCCGCAAACGATCACTGGGGTCGAGCCAATCGACTCGAATCCGCGTTGTCCAGACTGCAGACACCAGCTCTCCCGCCACACCTTACCGCAGCCCGGCTCGCTGACACGAACAAACCGCTGCGTGGCCCTCGCGGCCCGATGCGCCTGCCCAGGGTTCCCGAAAGCTGCGCTCCCAAGCGGGCGCGCACCGTAAGCCATTGCCACCGGCATCCGACGTTGTTCGGATGTCGTGGGGAGCGGCTTCAAGCTCCGGAGGGTACACCCATGTTAATCGCGCTGGAACGGGAAGGAACGTTCAGCGTCCACCATACCCGCACCAATAAGAATCAGTGCGGCAATCGGGGAATGACGGTATTGCATTATCGGGTGAAGGTCGAGGGACGCCCGGAGGATCTCAATTCCAACGGGTATCTCTTGGACAACAACACCATTCCCAACTATTTCGCTAGGAAATATCGCAATATCCCCAATTTCCTTTCTTGCGAGCAGATCGCCAGGACCGCAGTAGGCGATCTCTGCGCCCAAGTGAATCGGGAAGGGGGGCACTGCCGTCGGCTGTGCGTCTCGATTCAGGCCATTCCCGGCAGCTGGATCACTGCCGATTCTTCGCTCGGCGGGGAACGGCTGGCGATCGTCGCCTAGAACGGAGGGTACCATGTCACGCAAAGCACCCAGGCTCACTGAACCGGAAATACAACCTGTCCTAGAAATCATCCAACGCTTGGTGGATCGGAAGTCGAATTGCCAATCTGACGATATTGCCTACCGTCAGGAATGGGCGGAGTATTATCGGATGGGTGGGCCACAACCTACGGTTTCCCGAGAAATGAACGTTGCACCCTGCGCCTCTTTGGGGGCGTAGGCTGGAGCGCTCATGCTCCAAAGAGGGGAGAATCCACTCATGCGGAAATTAGTCGAGGAAGTAGCTGGCGAAGGACTAGAGAACCTGCTTGGTGAGCGGGTCACTCTATTCTGCGCCAATTATATCTACACGGGCAAGTTGGTCGGGGTCAACGACCGCTTCGCCAAACTGGACAATGCGGCGGTAGTCTTCGAAACTGGCGCCTTTTCCGACAAGCAATGGAAAGACGCTCAACCACTTCCTGGCGTTTGGTACGTGGTCATGTCGGCCGTGGAAAGTTATGGGCTACTCAAGTGAATCTCAACACCAGGACTAATCGATACCAACGGTGGTCGAGGGCGGGGTCGAGGTCGTGGGCGGGGTCGTGGGCGGGGTCGGGGTCGGG